CACCCCCGGCTCGGTCGACCTGTCGGCCTCCGGCGTGACCGACACGTTCTACAACCTGGCCGACATGCCGGCCAATCCGCTGACTGCCTAAGTCGGCAACTGGGGGTCACCTTCGGGTGGCCCCCGCCCTGTAACCCCAAGGAGACCCAACCATGAGCAAAATCAACAGCTACGAGCGCAATCGCTCTGTCGCATCGGACGACGTGGACATCGTCGGCAAAGTCACGCCCGCGGCCGAAGCGTCGGCACCCGGCGGCGTCGAAATCGACACCGACCGCGTGATTCGCACCGACCACATGGACCAGGAAATGTTCATGCGCGATGAGCTGGAGGTCTTCTTCAACGAACCCAACAACGAGAACGAGGCATCGTTCGTCGAGGTCAATGTGAACGGCGACTATCGGATGGTGATCCGCGGCGAGACAGCGAAGCTGCGCCGGTATCACGTCGCCGTTCTGGCGCAAGCCAAGCAGTCCCGCGTGCGTCAGCGCAAGGTGGTGAGTCCCGATGGCAGCATGGGATTCCAGGAAGAAAATGTGCTGTCGCTCACGTACCCGTTCCAGATCATGCACGACCCGAATCCCAAGCAAGGCGTGCCCTGGCTCAAGCAGCTCCTGAAGAACCCCATCTAAGACATGAACTTCCTGCAGCTTGCGCAACGCCTGGCCGTCGAGTGCGGCGTCACTGGTGGCGGCCCGGCCAGCGTGTCGGGCCAGACCGGCATGTATGCCAAGCTGGTCAATTGGACCAACGACGCATACGTCGAGATCCAGGGCATGTTCGACAACTGGGGTTGGATGCGCAAGCAGTTCGCATTCAATACAGTGGCCAGCACGGGTGACTACCTGCCGTTCTCCACCACCAACACCGTCACCGGCAACTTGATGACTGATCTGCGCTACTGGTGGCCGGATACCTTCCGCTGCCAAAAGGTCAGCATCGGCGTGCAGGATGAGCAGTGGCTGGTGGAGTGGGAGTACCAGGTCTTTCGCAACACCTACCGATTCAACGTGCAGGTGGATGGCCGGCCGGTTGTCTTTGCGGTCAATCCGCAGGGCAAGGCCATCATGCTGGGCCAGGTGCCAAACGACGTCTACAAGATCAGCGGCGAGTACCAGTGCTTGCCGACATCGCTGTCTGGCGACACCGACGTGCCGGATATCCCGTCTCACCTGCACCTGGTCATCGTCTACAAGGCCATGCAGTTCTACGGCCTGTACGAGGCTGCGCCCGAGGTGCTGACTCGTGGCAACACCGAGTTCAGCCGCTTGATGAACCAGCTTGAGCGCGAGCAACTGCCCGGGCTCTACCTGGGGAACCCGCTCGCGTAAGGCGCAGAGATGGCCACAGCAGCCCAGCTCCCTCGCGTTCAATACGAACTGATCCGCCTGGGTGGCGGACTGGATCAGGTCACCCCGACGCTGACGTTGCCCCCGGGCTTTGCCCGCAAGGCTGCAAACTTCGAGTGCAACGTCAACGGCGGCTACACCCGCATTGCAGGCTACGAGCGATTCGATGGCCGCGCCAAGCCGTCGGCTGCGCTGTACAACATCCTGACCTGCACGCTCACTGGCGCGGTGGCCGTGGGCAACACGGTGACCGGCATGACGTCGACGGCCACCGGCAAGGTCATCGCGGTGTCTGGCAGCGACGTTGTGGTCACCCGCCAGACTGGCACCTTCGTCGATCAAGAGGGTATCTCCATCTCGGCAGTGCAGGTCGGCACGATCACTGATCTGGCTGGTGTCAGCGCCGACGGCCTGATCGATGCCCAGTACCGCAACCTGGCGGCCGATGAGTACCGCTCGAGCATCCAGGCCGTGCCGGGCTCCGGCAACGTACTCGGGGTGGCCCTGTACAAGGGCGACGTCTACGCCTGGCGAAATAACATCGGCGGCACTGCAGCCGTCATGTACAAGGCAACAGCCAGCGGGTGGACTGCGGTCACGCTTGGCAAAGAGCTGTCGTTCACCAATGGGACCAACCAGATCAACGACGGCGAGACCGTCACCGGCCAGACTAGCGGGGCGACCGGTGTTGTCGCTCGTGTGGTGGTGCAGGACGGGTCCTGGGGCGGCACGACGCTGGCTTCTGGCCGGCTGATTCTGTCAAGCAGCACCGGCACCTTCCAGACCGGTGAAAACTTGCGCATCGGCGCTACGACGCACGCGCATGCGGGCGGTGCGGCCACCCAGATCACGCTGCTGCCCAATGGCCGCTATGAGACCGTGGTCGGCAACTTCGGTGGCGGGGACGCCAACTATCGCCTATACGGTTGCGATACCGTCAACCGCGCGTTTGAGTTCGACGGCACGGTGTTCGTGCCGATTTCGACGACGATGCCGACTGACACCCCGACGCATATCGCGGTGCACAAGCAGCACTTGTTCTTGTCGTTCGGCGCGTCGCTGCAATTCTCTGCGCTGGGCGATGCGTACCGCTGGGACCCGGTGCTGGGAGCAGGCGAGATCGCCTTGGCCGCACAGATCACCAACTTGATCGTGCTGCCCGGCGACCAGTCTTCGGGCGCGTTGGGCGTATACACCAGGCGCGACACGTCGGTGCTGTACGGCACCAGCGAAGCCAACTTTGCGCTGTCCACGTTCAACACCGGTACCGGCGCTGTGCCGTACACGGCGCAGAACATGGATCAGGCCTACGTGCTGGATGACCGCGGGGTCATCAGCCTGGGCACGACGCTGAACTTCGGCAACTTCTTGCCGGCCTCGCTGACGATGAACTTGCGGCCGTACCTGCAGAATCGAATCAACACGGCCACGGCAAGCTCGCTGAGCAGGGTCAAGGGTCAGTACCGCGTCTTCTTCAGCGACGCGACTGCGATCTACATGACCATGGTCAACGGCAAGCTGCTGGGCACTATGCCGGTGGAATTCCTAGACCCCGTGCTGTGCTGCGTCGAGGGTGAGGACTCAAATGGCAACGCCGTGTCGTTCTTTGGTTCGGACAACGGTTTCGTCTACCAGCTCGATGTCGGCACCAGCTTCGATGGTGATCCAATTTCCGCCAGCTTCAACCTGGTCTACGACTCGGTCAAGTCGCCGCGGATTTTGAAGCGCTACCGCCGCGCCAGCGTTGAGCTGGCAGGCAACTACTACGCCGAGATCCAGTTCGGGTACGACCTGGGCTATCGGCGCTCGGAGATCCCGCAACCGCTTGACGCAGCCTACGAGGC